ATGTCTACGCCCGTATAATCAAGCCCGCAAAAACTAGCCATAACGCCACGGACGCAACCACCCGCGAACGGGTCTATTACGTTGCCATTCGGAACGGCAAACCATCTATAAAGTACCTCTGCAAGCACAGGGTCAAATATTGATAATATGCCGCCGCCAGCCGTTGTAGAGATAATACTATCTTTCGGCATCATAGACGGCAGATAGTTTTCTTCAAATTCTGTGTTTGTTAATTTTCGTCCTGCTTTTTGTTCCGCAATTGCCTTTTTTTCGTAATACATTGGAACAGAGCCGGACAACGAACCAGTCGTTTTTAATGTCTGCCGTGATTCTGCTGATTTTATACCAACATCGTTTATCCAATAGCGTTTCCTTTCCTGCCATTCACCGCGCCGCCCGTCCAAAACAGAAAAAGGCGGCTCAATGTACTTCTCTGCAAGGCTATTATATTTTACGTCAACCATGTTTGCGGGGGGGGGTAACGGTTCATCAAACCCAAATTGCGCCATATCGAAATCAATATCGGCAAGTTCCAAATCCAACGCGGGCAAATCCCACGGGCTATTCATGGTTAGCTGATTATGGACAAGTCCATACGCCCGCCGCTGTTCGTCTGTCAGCGAATCAAGGCGGATAATCGGGATTGTCGTTTCGCCCAGTTCTTTCAGTGCCAAATATCGCCCGTGGCCTTCGACGATCTCGCCATGCCATACGCCGATAGGGTCGCAGTTTCCAAATTCTTGAATAGATTTCTTTATCTGCTCAATCTGTTCTTTCGGGTGTGTTTTGGCGTTCCGCTTGTACGGCTTTATTGTGTCGATATTGACATACTCAACTTTTAATTCCACGATTTCACCCTTTCAAAGTTAAAGCCCGCCGGAAGAATAGGGCGGGCTGTGGGGGTATGCGGCGGAGAGGAGAAAAACCGCCGCTATGCAAATAGGAGGCTTTCGGCGCGTCTGTCCTACCGCGCCCTTGTAATTATAATACCACGATTTTTATAAAGTTATTGCGGCAATAAGAAAACCACTAAAAAATTTTTACCACTTGCATCTGTGCCGCACACTGCAAAGCATAACCACGAATCTCGGCAAGAATATCATAATATGTGCGCTCGGCTATATGCAGGGCGTAACAAGTCGCGTGATACACTTCGCCATCATATTTTCGCTTGAAAATCTCCGCGCGTATCGTGTCATTCCCGCACCAACTACGCACCGCGCCGACAACCTTTAACCACCTTTCAGGCCACTCGACGCGCCCGCCGCCGTCAATCTCAACAAGCGAAACCTCATCGGCGTTGCGTATCGCTTGCGCCGCCGTCGGGTCAGAAACGAAACTATGTCCACTTGGCGCACCGCCCGTGTGTCCTCTCGGCGCAAGTTTCGCCTCTGTCACCGCCTCGGCAATCTGTTTTTCGTGGCGTATCATGTACTCGATTTTTCTTACGTTCGCGTCCCGTGATTCTCTCTGCATTGGCAACACCTCTTTATAGCCGTTTTGGGCGGCTTTTATTTCGTCCGCGATAGTTTATATTCGCTGCGCATAAAAACCGCCGCTAGATGCCCTAAAACGATTTTCAGATATATTTCAGCCACACCCCTTTTCACGCATCAGCTTTTCCCATTCGATAACGTCGTTTTCCTTTGCGCCCGTTTCAAAACACATCATGCACCGCATACTTGCGTTTATCAAATGCGTGTCCTGCTTGTCGCCTTTAAGATATAAAACCAAGTGCCGAACCGCCCTCCAAGCGTGCTCCTTCGCCGGAATCTTGCGCCATGTTTCGCCGGGGTATTTTTCTTGTCCAGCCGTTAACCCTTTCGCGATCTCGTCAAGCCAAGCAGGAGACAAATAGCGGTATTCGTTCGGCTCACGCGCTTGCGGATAGTCTGTCACCCCGTGCGCCTCGGCGTATTTACGCATCATTTCGGTTTCATCTTGATTGTAAAAATTTCTAGCCGCTTCCTTGAATGTAATTCCCTCTTCTCTTTTCTTGCCAGTAATTGTTTCCACATCTTCAAGCTTAATTTCTATCATTTCTTCGCATCCTTCCTTTTTCCAATGATAAACGCGCACACGCTTATGAAAATAAAACCCCAAAAGCAATAGATAAGTATATCTCCATGACCATCATTTACTATATTGGCTAAATTCTCGCCCATTTTAGATAATGCATACCACTCAAATGCGTTCATCTCGCGTCTCCTTTAGTGCCTCTGTTAAATAATGATTTGCTATCATTTCACAACGATCCATATATTTCTCTTTATCAATAAAATCTGACGGAACAACCATGTGAGTCCACGCATTAACAAACCATTTTAGCGCGGCCTTGGCCTCCTGCTCCGTCAACCCGTCAATCCTCTCCTTTATGTCCATCGTCAGCCCCCCACTCGTCCTTTAGTTCGTCAATCAGCCGCGAAATTTGGCTGCGCGTCATTTTTTCGAGGTCGTACCAGTCGAGATCGTAGCCAAGTTTACAAATCAAATCCGTCGCATATTCTTTTTGCGCCGTTGTCGCTGGTCGTTCGTCACGTTGCATTTTGCCCCGCCTCCCACTCTCGATAAAGTTTAAAAAAATCCTCGGCCTGTAGCGTGACAAGCCACCCCTCTCGGCTTTTCTTGTGCGCCACAATCGGGATTTCGTCGGGCTTTGCGTCGGATATGCTTTGCGCTATCCAATCCCGCAACGCTAACTTTTCGCAAAACTTGACTTCTTGATGGATTCCCGGCAATCCGATAACGTCGGCAATTTCACTTCCGCGCCGATAATACTGACCGCCGCGCTCTGCATCGTACCCCTCGGCGCGGCAAACGTCCCGCCACATTCTTTCACCACGCGCCCCTTTTGAACGGCTAAACGCTCCCATGTTTCATCCCCCTTGTCCGTAAAAATTCTTCAAGATTCCATTCTTCAGGCTTTTTGCCATCAAGAACGCAACAATTTCCATTGGCAAATGGGCAAGCACCACGATTAACACCCCGGCACATCCCACACCACCGTTCAACCGTCAGCGCGGCTTGCACCACTTCTTCCCGTGTCATTTCTTCGCCGCCTTTCGCTTCTTCCTAACCGCCTTTTGTATAGCTTTTTGCTTCGCCCTGCCCGCCCTGCTTCTACAAGACGGGCAAATCGTGCTTCTATCCTTATCCGCGTCCACTTCCCAAAACGTAAAGCAGGACGCGCAACGTCGATTAACTATCATGCCACGCCCTCCGCAATCCTCGCGATCTCGCGGTTGCATTTCGCCACAATTGCCCGCGCTTCCGTCATGCTGATTTTCCCATTCAGCCAATCCATAACCGCCGCACTTCGCTCATGTTCGTAGCCTGTAACGGTTTCGTTTTGGCTTTCGGTTAATCGTTCTTTCCAGTTCATGCGGGAATGTCCCCCTTCTTCACGCTATTCCAAAACTGAACATCTACTGGTGAAAATTTCTGATGTTCGCCGTCAAAACGCAACTGGATTGTTCCCGTGCGCCCGTTTCTGTGCTTGGCGATCTGCAACTCTGCGCTTTTGTCGCTTGCGTCTTGCGTATAATACGCATCACGATATAAAAGCAAAACAATGTCCGCGTCTTGTTCAATCGTCCCGCTTTCGCGCAAATCTGCAAGTGTCGGGTGTTTGTCGTTCCTGCTTTCAACGCCCCGCGATAGCTGACAAAGGACAATAACGGGAATCTGCAATTCCTTTGCCATAGCCTTTAACGCCGCCGTAATTTTTCGCATTTCATTCGTCCTGTTTTCGGATTGCCCCTCACTGCCGATATAATTCAAGTGGTCAATCACGATCATATCAAGGCCGCGTTCTCGTTGCATATTCCGCGCCCTTGAAAATATTTTCGATACAGGCAAAGCGGATTCATCGTCTATATGGAGTTTCCATTCGTGCAACTTTCCCAAGACAATCGACGCGGCTTTATCTTCCGCGGAAGACATAAGCGCGGGAATATTGGCGTGTGAAGCGTCAACGCGTCCCTCGCTTGCGATAATTCGAGAACATAACTGTATATCCGTCATTTCAAGGGAAAACACCATGACAGACGCGCCCTTCTTGCAAGCGTTCACTGCAAAATTCAAGGCAAGCGCGGTTTTTCCCATATTCGGACGCGCGCCCAAAATAATAAGCGTTGATTTTTGCCAACCGCCCGTCATTTTGTCAAGAAATGAAAATCCCGATCTAATGCCGGGGCACTCGCCTTTTTCTTTCGTTTCAAGATACCAATTCGACCATTTATCCGCCAACGAATCAGAATCAATGGCGTGCGCTTCTTGGCTTGCCGCTTTCGGCAACTGCTCCCGCGCAAGCGTCAATAGGCTTTCTAAATCTTCGCCACTGACTGCCCTTTTTGCCGCCGTCGCAAATATCCTATACCCGTCACGCCGCCGCGCACATTCAAGAATAATCTCAAAATATCGCCGCGTCCTTTCGGCATCGTTGCCGCCTATCTGGTCGGGTACGGCGTATTGCGCAATAGCCGAAATTTCAGCAACGCCGCCCGCATCAGAAAGCCTGTCATGTTCGCGTAAATCCGCCACAACCGAAACCATATCAACGGCTTTATGACTAGCTGACAAGCGAAGAATTGACGCATAAATAAGCGCGTTTGCTCCCCTGTAAAAATCCGTATCATGAAGTGCGTTCGCGTAATTCTCGACATATTGCGGGTGGTTTATCAGCATACCAAGAAAGGCGCGTTCACATTCAAGGTCATACGGCAAGTTTTCCATCTTCGTCATAAACTATGTCATACTCCTTCTTCAATCGTTCACGCTCTG